GAAATCCGGCGATCACCGCGCATCGCTGGAGGCGCTACGGGACGAGCTGGCCCGTGGGATGGAGGAGGCGAGCCCGAACGTGAAGCCGCAGTACGCGGCGCGGATCCAGGCGGTGCTTGCGGAACTGGCGGAACTCCCGAGCGCCGAGCCGACGCAGGTGGACGATCTTGTTGACCGTCGAAAGGCCCGTCGGGACGCCAGCAACGCTGCAATGCGAGCCAAGCAGCTCGGCGGCTGAGCCGAACGCCTGGTGGGAGGATGTCGAGCAGGTTCTGTGGTGGGCAAAGCTGATCCTGGACGATTGGCAGGAATCGTTCCTGTTCGACGCGCTTCGGACGGGATATGGCGGAAAGTGGGACGCTTTCGAGTGCGCGAACATCGTCCCGCGGCAGAACGGCAAGGGCGGGATCCTCGAGGCGCGGCAGCTCGCGGGCATGTTCGTGTTCGGGGAGCGGCTTCAGGTACACACGGCGCACGAGTTCAAGACGTGTTCCGAGCACTTCCTGCGGCTGAAGGCGTTGATCGAGGGATCGGACGAATTGCGGGGACAGGTGCGGATCATCCGCACGGGCGCAGGTGAACAGGGGATGGAGCTATCAACAGGCGAGCGCATCCGGTTCCTGGCGAGGTCACGATCCGCAATCCGCGGGTTCAGCGCGGACGTGGTCTACTTCGATGAGGCGTTCGAGCTTCCCGTCGAGACGGTGGGCAGCGTGTTGCCTGTGCTGTCGGCCCGGCCGAACCCGCAGGTCTGGTATACGTCGTCTGCCCCGCACTTCGGGTCCGAGTTCCTGCACTCACTGCTCAAGCGCGCGGAATCCGGCGACCCCGGGTCGCTCTACCTGCGCGCATGGGAGAGCCCGCCGGACACGCGGCCGAACGACGTCGATGCGTGGCGGCGCGCGAACCCTGCGATCGGGATACGGATCGACGAGGAGTTCGTCAGGAACGAGATGCGCACCCTCTGCGGGACGCCGCAAGGCATCGCGGAATTCAACCGCGAGCGGCTCGGCATCCGCGAGGGCGGCGAGGGCGAGTCGGGCGTCATCCCGTGGCCGAAATGGCGGGCTCTCGCTACCAAGCCGCCGAGCCGGATGGACAGCATCACGTACGGTCTGGCCGTGGCCGCCGATTCCTCGTACGCGAGCGTCGGGTCGGCCGGCCGGCTGCCGAACGGCCACCTCTACGTGGATAACGTGGAGTTCCGGCCGGGCACCGACTGGGTGCTGGAGTACCTGTCGGAAGACCTGTACCCGCGCAAGCGCCTCCCCATCCGAATCGACCCTACGGGGCCGGAGGGCTGGTTCCTCAGGCCGCTCAGGGACGCGGGGGTCGACGTCGTGGAGGTAGCGGCCCGTGAGTACCAGCAGGCGTGCGGTGAAGTGCTGACGGCGGTGCACGACGGCCGGCTCCGGCATCTCGGTCAGGAACCGCTCGACCGTGCCGTGGCGGCCGCGGCGAGGCGCGACATCGGCAAGGAAGGCAGCTGGGTCTTCGCACGGCCGGGCGTCGTCGACATCAGCCCGCTCAAGGCCGCCACGCTGGCCGTATCCGGCGTTGAGAAGAAGCGGAAGCCGCGAATCCACGTCCTGACCGGAGATGACGCATGAGCTTCTTCGGGAAGATCTTCGGGAAGCCGAACCACGCGGGCGTCACGGCGAACGCGAACACGTCACCCGGCGACCCGCCGACCGTGGGCGGCGCAGACTACACGCCCGGCGACCCGGACGGATTCGAGGTCCGCTACGACCCCGTGGCACCGCAGACGTTCCTCCGGGTGGCGCCGTCGCCGTGGGACGGCTGGCCCGCGGAATGGTCGACGCCGGCATGGGACTGGAACGGCCGGTTCAACGCGCTGGTCGATATCGCGTGGACCTGTATCGACCGCTCGGCGCAGGTACTGTCCGCGATGCCGGTCTACCGTACACGCGGTGGCCGGATCATCGACCCGAAGTCGTGGATGAAGAACCCGGACCCGACGATCTACACGTCCTGGCAGGAGTTCGCGAAACAGTTGTTCCGCGACTGGTTTATGGGCGAGGCGTTCGTCCTGCCGATGTCGTTCGGTGCGGATGGATTCCCGTTCACGTTCCGGGTGATTCCTCCGTGGGCCATGCATGTCGAGCTCCGCAACGCACGGCGGACGTACCGGCTAGGCGGGTCGGCAGGGGTCGACGTAACCGATGACATTCTACACATCCGCTACGACTCGGATACCGACAGGGCACATGGCCGCGGCCCGCTCGAGGTCGCGGGCGGCCGCAAGATCACTGCCGGCCTGATCGAGAAGTACACGCGCGAGGTTGTGGGGAACGGCGGGGTGCCGCTCTACACGCTAGAGACGGACGAGGAGCTTTCCGAACAGGAAGCGCAGGATCTGCTCCAGCAGTGGTTGACGAGCCGGAAGGCGAACCTCGGCGCGCCGGCCGTGATCGACGGCGGCGCAAAGCTCCAAACCCACCAGTCGATGTCGCCGAAGGACATGGCGATGATCGAGATCGCGCAGTTCACGGAAGCGCGGATCGCGATCCTCCTCGGCGTGCCGCCGTTCCTCGTCGGGCTGCCGTCCGGTGGCTCGGAATCAATGACGTACAGCAACGTGTCGCAGATGTTCGACCAGCACGACCGCATGTCGCTTAGGCCGGCGGCCGCGACCGTCATGTCCGCGCTTTCTGGCTGGGCGCTTCCATCCACGCAGGGGGTGGAGCTGAACCGGGACGAATACAGCCGGCCGGACTTCGCGTCACGCATTGATGCGTACGTCAAAGCGATCGAGGCCGGGATCATGTCACCCGAAGAAGTGCGCATTGCAGAACGGTTGCTCGGTGACACTCCGGCACTACCGGAGCGGGACGAGCCAACGACGCTCGCGCTGATGGGAGGTACAGGCCAATGAGCAAGGATCGGCCACCGCTGGAAATACGATCAGCGGTCGAAATCTCCGGGGTGAACCATCCCGAGAGACTGATCACGGTGATCGCCGTGCCGTACGAGGAGACGGCGCTTGTCAAATACCGAGGTGAAGTGTGGGCAGAGACATTCCTGCGCAACGCCTTCGATGGGATCGAGCAGCGGGCGGGCAATGTCCGCGTAAACCGCGAGCACCGGAAGGGTGACACGGTAGGCAAGATCGTCCGGTTCGAGCCAGCACACTCTCTTGGATTGCTGACGGACATCCAGGTCGCAAAAACGGTGCGAGGCGAAGAAACACTGGCGCTCGCAGAGGACGGGATGATCAGCGCGAGCGTCGGGTACGGCGTCAGGCCGTCAGATCAATTGCTAAACAGGGACACCACGCCACCCCGCCGCGTGATCCGAAAGGCGTTTTTAGACCACCTGTCACTGGTCGAGGACCCAGCATACGACGGCGCGAAAGTGCTCGAAGTTCGTGAGACTGAGCGGGACGAGGCGGCCGATATGCTACTGCCGGAGACGCCGGCTCTGGATGAGTGGATGTCATATCTCGCCAGACGACAGGGGGCAGGTAGCAGGTAGGACGTTTTAGTCGTTCGCTGACCGAGAGGGTTTCGTGCCGTAGGGCGCGCCGCTGACCGAGAGGGTCGCCGCTGACCGAGAGGGTCGAGATCGCATCAGTTGACCTTTTAGCGGAGACAATCCAATGGGCGACACCCAGACGGACACGATGATCCTTCGCATCGAGAAGGAGATCGCCGAGAAGGAATCGATCATCGAGGCGAACACCGGGGCCGCGAACGAACGCGGCAACGACCTCACCGAGACGGAGAAGGAACTCAACAAGGCGGCGGCGACCCGTATCGGCGAGTGCGAGGCGCAAATGTCCGCACTGTTGGAGCAGCGCGGCAGGATGGAGGCAGCTCGGAAGCGGCAAGGCGAGATTTCGCGCGAACTCTCGAAGATGCGCCGTGAAGTAGACAGACCTGACGTGGAGTACCGGAGCGCCGGCGCCTGGGCTCTCGACAGCTACAAGTCCGCGATCGGCGACCGTCAGGCGCGCGAGCGGCTGGAGCACTTCTGGCGTGTCGCGGACCACCAGACGACGCCGGACAACCTCGGGGTCATCCCCGACCCGATCGTCGGGACCGTCATCAACTTCATCGATGCGGCACGCCCCATCGTGTCGTTCCTCGGGCCGCAGGCGATGCCGTCGGCGACCTGGCACCGCCCGGTCGTGACGCAGCACACGTCGGTCTCGACGCAGGGCTCTACGGGCGGCTCATCCGAGGAGAAGGTCGAACTCTCCTCGCAGAAGATGCTCATCACCCGGCTGACCGCCAACGCAGTGACCTACGGCGGCTACGTCAACGTCTCGCGTCAGAACATCGACTTCTCGAGCCCGCAGGTGCTGGACATCATCATCAACGATCTGGCCGCGCAGTACGCGATCCAGACGGAACTCGCGATCGGTGCGGAACTGGCCGCGACCAACACCAGTGCGGTCGCCTACGGGGCAGCTGGCGACGAGACGGCCGCAACCCTGGCGGCGGCCGTGTGGGAAGCCGCAGCGACGGCCTACACGGCGACCAAGGGGCAGGGACGGCTCATGCTGGCGATCGCGCCGGACCGGCTCGCGCTGTTCGGGCCGCTGTTCGCGCCCGTCAACCCGCGGGACGCCCAGTCGCCCGGCTTCACCGCCGGCATGTTCGGACAGGGTCAGATGGGCACCATCGCCGGCGTACCGGTCGTCATGTCGGCCGGGCTGGCCAATGGCGAGGCGTTCGTGTTCTCGACCAGCGCGGTCGAGGTGTTCGAGCAGCGTGTCGGAATGCTCCAGGTCACGGAGCCGAGCGTGCTCGGCGTTCAGGTGGCCTACGCGGGCTACTTCACGGCCCTGACGATCGAGGACGACGCGATCATTCCCCTCACTGCAACCTCGTAAGGGAGGCATGAATGTCTGATCTCGTGCTGAACGCGCTACGGCGCAAC